AATCATTCAAACGATGCTGTGATTGTTAAGAATTTCCATTTATGGGGAAAAGAAAATAATATAGCAACCAGCACTATTCATGATGCTTTCTTTGCAAATGCAGCTGATATGCTGAAAGGTAGAAATGCCTTAAGAGGTATCTACGCTAAAATGTTAAATAATAATGTTATCATTAATACTTTAGATGAAATGCTTGCAAGAGGATTCCCTAAAGAATTGTATGACAAATATTTACAAGAAGCAATTGATATAGGCTTAGTACCTATTGCAGGTAAATCCACAGTCGGTGGTAAAGTATTGACCGAAAAAGATATCTTAAATAAAGAAGATATTTTACGTGAAGTACCTCCAGGATTTGATAATGATTACGGATGGTACGGAGTTGGTTAGTCGAGCTGTAAAATTAACCCACTAATTAGAAAGTTAGTGTATCTATACAAAAGATAAATTAAAGATTTCCATTAGATTATAAAGACTGTGTCTTTTAAAAAATATGAGTTGTACTCAAAGGTGAACAAAATGGCTGAAAATGAAAACGAAAATGATAACTTGGATAAGTTAAACGAAGAGCAACGTAAGAAAGATCAAGAAATGATTGACAAATTGGTTCAAGAACGTGTTGATAACAGTTTGAAAGATATTAAATCAAAGCTTGATAACGCTTATAGTAGTAGAGATACAGCTCTAAAAAGATTAGCAGAATTTGAACAAAAAGAAAAAGAAGCAGAAATTAAACGTCTTCAAGAAGAAGGTAAGTTTAAAGAAGCTTTCGAAATGCAGTTAGCAGAAGAAAAGGCAAGAAGAGAAGCTCTTGAAAAACGGAATATTGAGTTAACCAGAGATTTAGATGTAAAGTCAGCTTTGAACAGTTATGAGTTCAAAAACCAAAAAGCTATCAATATGGCTTTTGCTGAAATATCAAGTCAGTTGGTTCAAAACGAACAAGGAGTTTGGGTTCACAGATCAGGTGTCTCTATTGTAGATTTTGTTAAAGTCTTTTGTGAAAACGAAGAAAATGCTTTTCTGTTAAAAGTTAAACAAAATTCAGGTTCAGGTTCTTCAGGATCAACGCCGAACAATAACCTTCAATCTGGCACAAAGAAATCACTATTTGAAATGTCTCAGGATGAAGTATTACAAATGGCACGAGATGGAAAACTATCTCGTAAGTAAAACTTAAGGAATAAAAATGACAGTAATTACAAATTTGTCAGGTGCAGAACAATTTGTTCTTCAAGAAAGCATTAGCGCATACTCGGATGAAGCGTATACAAATGCACGTAAATTGTCCAGCACAGCTTTGGTAGGTTCAAATCCAAATATTGATCCAACCACAGAAACTTTTATTGGTCAAGTTCGTTGGTTTAAACCTTTGAACCCACAAATTAACGTTGCCTCTTTGACCGACTCAACTGAAGGTAGCAAAACTAACTATAGCTCAGATTATCTGACTTATATTAAAACCGTTCGTACACACGGTGCAGAGAAAGTAAATCTGCAACAAGTTGTAACACAACAAGACGGTCTGGCCAAAATTGGTCGTGACTTCGGTGAAACCAAAGCTCAAGATGAGCACAATGCTGTATTGTCAGTATTGAAAGGTGTTGCCCTGTCTGAAGTATTGTATGGTGCAGCAAGCGCATCAGGTCAAGCTGGTCTGGGTGGTCAAACATTCGACAACGATCCTACATCTTTGCGTTATGGCTTCTATGTGGACTTGGGCAGTGCTAAACCTGTAGTTGCTCCTTCTGTAGCTGTACAAGGTGCTTCTCGTGCCGAAGGTTTCTTGAATGCTGTTGGTATGGCATATAAAGACTATGAGCCAGAATATTTCTATCTGGTTGTAAGTCCTGAAATCGTAGCTTCTTTGCGTTCTGCCAACTTGGTAGATAGCATTGTTGTTACCGATGGTAATGTTAATTTCAACACCATTTTCCAAGGCAAATTCCGCTTGATTCAAACTCGTGCAAGCCAAGGCTTCTCAAGTGCTGAATTGGCAAAAATCAACTCTGCTGCAGGTATTGACATTGTAGGTACAAAAACCTCTTTCGTTGTACTGCCAGGTGCAATTGCTATGGCTCCTTTAGCTGTTCCAGATAGCACAGAAATTTATCGTAATGCAAACGCTTATAAAGGCGGTGGTGTTACTTCTATCTGGTATCGTTGGGGTTATGTATTGGCTCCTGCAGGTTATGACTGGAAAGGTGCAACCAACAAATTCCCTTCAGATGCAGAATACAAATACGTAGTAGAATCTGGTACACCTAAGGCTTTAACTGCTTGTGCAGATGGTCTATCTGGTGTTATCGGTACTTATGCTCGTAAAACAGAGTCTGCTCTGAGCCTGGGTATTTTGCCTATTTTCCACTCTTAAGGGATTATTATGGCTTTAGTAAAAGGAACAAACTCTTATGCTACTGTAACTGAAGCCGATTCTTATTTTAGAGACCGTTTAGATGTAGATGCTTGGACAAATGCAAGTGCAACAATAAAGGCTCAAGCGTTGATTACGGCAACTGCTTATATCGACGATTCAGAATGGTCTGGGAGTGTCGTGGACGAAAGTCAATCATTGGCATTTCCTAGATCTGGTGAATATTTTGATCCCAGACTTGGTTTAAATAAAAGCATGGAAACAATTCCAACAAGGGTTATCCATGCTGTATTTGAACAAGCATTACATTTATTAAATAATGAGGGTTTATTTGATGATACAGGCTCTGTAATTGATTTGCAAATTGCGTCAATATCGCTTACAAGAGTTAAATCTGCAAATAAAAAATCTTCTACAGTTAAAAGATTAATTGCTCCTCTGCTTAAGAACAAAGGTACTGATTCTTGGTGGAGAGCAAACTAATGAGCTATAGAAATCTAATCGATTCTAATTTAAGAATTGCATTTAAATTACTAAAAGATCTTGTGGACGATATCTCAATAGTAAAAAGATCAAATAGTGATTTTGATTTTTTAAATAATGAAATCACCGCGAGTGAAGAAACTATTTATTTGAAGGCTATTATAATTGAGTCCACAAACTCTAATAGCAAAAGTAATTCTAAAAAATCTCAATGTTTAATTCAAAAATCAGACGTCACAACACTTTCTGTGGGTGATGTTTTTAATTATAAAGGATTAGATTATAAAATAACAAATTCTATTAAAGATGACGGTAGTATACTATTATTTGATGTAGAAAGAGAGGTGTCAAATGGGTAAGTATTTAGATCTAGAATCTTCTATTTATTCTATATTTGGATCTCAACAATGGAAAGCAGAAAACATCCCTACTTATCCTTCAAATGTTATAAAAAATGATTCTAAAAGTTCCTTCATAAGATTATCAATAATCCCTAACAGTAATAGTGTTAATTTTAAATCTATTTCTGGTGTATTGATAATTGATATTTTTACAGAAACAAACATTGGAACAAAATCATATTCTACAATAGCAGATAGATTAGACGATTATTTAGTTACAAAAGGTTTCAATAAAAATAATTTCTTTTTACAATTTAAAGAGAGTGTATTGACACCTATGGGTGTTGATAAAGATTCAGCGTCTCTGTTTAGAGCGCAATACACAATAACTTTTAACTTCTTCGGAGTTGATTAATGACACATATTAATTCAATTGGTGCAGGTATTTATTCTGACTTGTCAGTTTATTCAATTGCAGATGCAGCCTTACCTGCAACACCAGCAACTATTACTAACTGGGTAACCTTATTTGCAACAGAACTTGCAACCGCTCAAACAGTTGCAGCAGCAAACTCTTTTTGGCGTATTCAAAACGTACGTGAATTTCCATCCATCGGTACACCTGCAAACATTGTTAACGTTCCTAACTATGGTACTAAAACATCTAAACAGGTACAAGGTCAGGCGGATGCTCCTACAATTGAAATCACATTAAACTATGTACCATTAGATTGGGCACCTACAACTAATACTTTAGGCGCTACAGTCGGTAACGGTAAATCTTATTTATTTAGATTTAGTTTATTGAATGCTCAGCCTGCTTCTTATGCAACTACTTCAGCCGGTATGGGCTCCGTAGTTGGTGGTGTTGCTGGTTCTAACAATAACAGCCAATGGTATTGGCAAGGTAAAGTTGAGGCTCTTTTAATTAATCCTCAATTGACAGATGCTAACACAGCAACTCTTACTATCTCAGTTCAATCTGAGTTTTATGGTGCATTTACTGTATAATTTTAAAGGAATACTATGACACACATCTCTTCGATTGGTGCTGGTATGTACTCTGATTTGTCAGTAGCTCTTCCATTAACAGATGTTTCCTTTTCAACAGCGAATATCGACACTCCTGCTGAATGGCAAGCTCTGTTTTTGGATGAGATTGCTGCCACTGGCACTAAGGCCACTGGTACATACGTACGTATCCAAAATGTACGCGAATTTCCTTCTATTGGTACACCTGCAAACATTGTTAACGTTCCTGTTTACGGTCAAAAGACTTCTAAACAAGTACAAGGCCAAGCAGATGCTCCTACAATTGAAATCACACTGAACTATGTTCCTTCTGACTGGGCCTCTACTACAATTTTAGGTGCAGCTGTAGGTAACGGTGTTCAATACGGATTCAGATTTGCACTTCTGAACTCTGCGCCTGTGAACTACAGTTCAGGCGCGGCAATTACACCAACAGCTTCCACAAGCACAACTGTTACTTCTGTAGCTAATGCAGCTTCTGTTGAAGTTGGCCAAATTCTTGTAAATACTGCAACTCCAACTACAAAATATGGTAGAGTTACCGCAATTAATACTGGAACAGGCTTGATTACATTTGACGCTACTGGTTTCTCAGGTGGTACACCTCCTGCGACAGGTGCAGGTGTAATTACATCTGTGGGCATTGGTGAAGTAGCCAATAGTTCATGGTATTGGTATGGTAAGTTAGAGTCTTTGTTGATTAATCCTCAATTGACAGATGCTAATACTGCCACGCTGACTATCTCAGTACAGTCTGAGTTTTATGGCGCTTATACGCTGTAATAATTATCGGAGAGGGTGACACCTCTCCTTTTTCTTAAATATGGAGTCTTATAATGGCCACAGAGATTAAAAAATGCACATGCACAGGCACTCCTGCTTGTGAATTCCAAGACAGTCGTTACGGCAACCAAATGAGAGTATGTAATAACGATTATAAAAATAAAAACACTACGTGTACAGTATGTGGAAAAGTACACAAGTTAGATTCAGGTAAATAAAATGACAGATATTGAGACACGACCATTTAGTATGAGTTATGTTCTCTGCACAACAGCTAAACATATGAGAAAATCAATTGAAATTAGCTTTGCAAAAACATTAGCACGTATTGATGAATTTAAAGATGATCAGGCTAAGTCTTCTGAATTATTCAGAACACTGGCACATTTAAATACAATGAAAAAGCAATTAAATGAATTCGAACAACAAAATTCCGAAGATTTCAAAGGAGAATAAAATGAGTGGTATTAAAGCATTAGTAGGCAAACGCGTTTCTAAGTCCGTTAAATTTATGGGCGAAGATATCAAAATCAGCAAATTGAGTGTTGCTGAAGTTTTGGAAATTCAAAATAAAGCCAAAGAACTTAAAGAAGATGAAGCTTTAGGTTTAGATGTTTTAAGAACAGTCATTCGTTCAGCTGTTGAAGGTGGTGATGAATTGTCAGATACAGATTTTGAAACATTCCCTATGGAAGAGTTGTCAAAACTGTCTACTGAAATCATGAAATTCTCAGGTATCGGCGCAGACGCGGGAAAGTAATTCTTTCCGACGATGAATTGGCTATATATGAAATAGCCTTTCATTTGAAGATGCCGATATACAAACTTGTCTCAGAAATGTCTTATGAAGAATTACTGGGGTGGTTTAACTACTTTGAAAAAAGACCTGTGGATTGGCGCGACGACGATCGCACCTATAAATATTTACAAACCCAAGGTGTTAAAGAAAAACCTTGGGCAATATTTCCTTCTTTGGAAAATATCTATAATAAAAAAGATAAACCTAAAGAGGAAGGAATGATTGATATGACTTCTTTTAAACAGTCTTCATTGTTTGGTAAGATGATGTTGGCTGTAGGTGGTGAAAACGTATTATGATTACCATACAATTTAAAGGAAATATTTCGAAAGAAATAAATAATGAAATAGATAGAATAGTTTTATCAAAAAAGAAAGCAATTGTAAAAGCACTAAAAGAAGCAACTCCTGTGGACACAGGCTACGCACAATCTCGTTGGAGATTGGAAAATAATGTAATTTCAAATGATGCAGAATATATAGATAATCTTAACAAAGGCTCTTCAAAACAAGCGCCTGCCTATTTTATTGAAAAAACATTGTTGGCTCAAGAGGGTATTTATCCTAGTGGCACAATAGTCAGATCAACATGATCATAACTTCCCCACTAACAAGTGGGGATTTATTTTGGAGGTTCAATGTCAGGTGTTTTAATAGATGTTAACACTAGATCTGAATCCGCTAAAAAAGATTTAAGAGATCTAAATAAGAGCTTAGCACAAATGATTGCTAACTCAAATAAGTCTGGACAATCTTTGGATAAGATTTCAGCATCG